CTAGCCGCGACATCAGTTGAGAAATCCAAAACTGTGTCTAACCGTTGCCGTGATGAGATTGCCACAGAAGCAGAGCCACCGTCTACTTGTGGTCGAGCCAATGTCACCACAGAGTTAGCGCCAATATCAATATCGCCAGTCTCAAGAACACCCTGTCGTGGCAACCCTGTAAACGCATAAACGTCTTGACCCTTTACGCCACCAAGGAAATGCTGACCACCAATGAACGCTGATGAGTCAAGTGACTGTGTAAGCGCATCTAATGAGCCAGAAATTGAATCCAAGTCCTCTAAGGTAATGTCACCAGTTGAGGCGTCAGAGACGTAATCAACCACAGCATCGGCGTTAGACCAGCGGCTAGTCTTGAAGTTGTAAATCAACAGCTTTCTAAGGTTGCCTGACGTTGGGTAATTCCAAACCACCAACTTACGCACAGAGTCAACGGATGCTGACATGGTTCCAATCTCAGACAACTCAAGTGTGTCAAAGAAGTATCGGTCAACCTTTTCTGAGCCGATAGGCTTAACAGTTTGCCCATCGCACATATAAAAACCATCATCACTCAAGAAGAATGTAATACCTTGATATTGGGCAACTGAGTTTTCGTTATAGCAGCCTGTGCCTCGACTGATGTTGTCAAATTGAAAGATAAACGGTGTGCCGATGTAAGACATACGGTAAATTGCTTTGTCCATCAACACCAAACCAAACTCACCACCTCGTATGGCTACGATATTGCCGCCATCAGGAATGTCTTGATAATCCGCTTGTGTGGTTTGTGAGTATGTCCACTCAGTCTCATCATTGATGCCTGACCAACGAACCCGAGTTGGGTAGCGAGTGCCTGACTCCAAGGTGTTAGCCACAACCACGAAATCACGCACAACCGTGATGTACTTCGCAACAGGAGCGTCAGCCGCCAAGTCAGCAAAAGCCGTGGATGTGTTTACATCAAAATATTGCAACTTGTCAGCATTGTTGGTAAATATGGTGTTTGAGCCAAACTGCACAAACCTAATCCTGTCACCAGCAGGTGTGCTGTAAGTTGTACCAGAGACGTTTGTGGAGTTGCCAATTGGGGAGATGGAATAAACGTTCTGCAAGCCAGCGGCAAACAATACGTTATCGCCATTTGACTCTGTTGCTGTGTGCAGGGTGTACAAAATCTCACCAGCGTTTGAGGCAATCTTTACTGGCAAAGGCAATGGACCGTAGCCAATAGATTGAGGCACAACGTTACGCGCCTCAGTAAGCGCATTAGATAGACCCGGCTGGTCAGGTAGCCACTCACCAAATGGAATACGTTGTGTTGCCATGCTTTACTCTCTTAAATTGCCTTGATTGAAAGCGGTACACCAGAGTATTGACCAGTCTCGTTTGACTTATCAACAGAAGCAGATGCACGCTCATACATGGCAACCCATGTCTGCAACCTAGCGTCATTCATAATGTATGGCTCCGCTTCCAGCAATGAGGCGTATAGCAACATATCTGGGACGTTGACCAAAAACTCATTTGAGGCATTGCTGTCACTTAGAAAATCAGGCGCAGCGTAATACAACAAATTCAACGAATAAGCAAAATCTGGGGCTGGAGACAGTTGGAACTGCTCTGCAAGAATGGTGTACTCAGTAGGTTTGCCTGACGTTGAACTTACAGCGTTGCGAGACAATGCTGATGGGGAAACGTAGTTCAATGGCTGAGTTGGATTACCAACCACCACAAAGTCACGCGCCTCAAGAAAGTCAGTCGGCAAAGTAACCTTGTTGTTTCCAGCAGTTGCCGTCAATGTTGCAGATACAAGCATTTGACGAATACGCACCTCGCGGCGCATACGGCGCTCTGCAAGACCAATAAAGTCTGGTATTTGGTCTGTTAAGTCAGTCCGAGCCAGATAGTTGGCGACCGATGTCTTAAGGTCTGAATATGTACTTAAACTCATATATTCCCCGGTCTAGTGCGGAAGAAACGATTGTCAGGATGATTTAGCCAAGAGCGAAACTTCTTCTCATCCAGCACATGAAAGCCACGCATGATGCCCTGCTTATTCAAGTCATCAATAACGGTCAAAGGAATTGACGCCACCTTGTTGCCATATAAGTCATCAGACCACTTAGAACGTTCATCGTATTGATTGAACTCCTTGCGGTTTTGCTCAATGATTCCGCTTACGTCTTGGCGTGTTTCATATACAACACCACCATCGCCGTCAGCGTGCGCAACTGTTTTGCGAAACTCAGTATTTTCCATATTGACATTTTAGCCGTATTTGAATAAAGAAAAAAGCCCCAGACTTTTAATCTGAGGCTTCCTTCTTATCGCACTAGCTTATGACAAGTCAGCGATAACACCGTGAGCGGCTTCGTTCTTGACTTCCAAAGTAGCTTCGCAAATCAGTTGAGTCTTCTCAGAGTCACCAGTCTTTGCCAACTCGTTGGTAGCGAAAGGACGGAGGTAAGCAATTGCCAACATATCAGGGTCGATAACGAAAGCAGTCTCGTCACAGGCGTTGGTGGCGTTCATAAAGCGGTTAGGAACGACAGACATCGTGCCGAAATCGCTCAAGTAAACGTCAGCCGCGCCAATGATGGTCGTTGCTTCGTTGCTAGGAGCCATGTAACGCTGTGCGGCGATACCAGCAAAGGCTGAAACGGTCTGCTTGTGTGCAGGGTTGACCATCAGCACCTTGGGGTTGCCGCCAGCGGTGTAGACTTCCTTGACAACAGTCTTCAGGATAGCTTCCGTGAAAGTGCGGTCAGTACCGTCTGTACGGGCAGTAGTACCAGAAGCACCAGCCACGCCGTCAGTACCGAAATCACCGTTGGTTGCCAGCCATGCTTGCAGACCACCCAGAGTGCGTGCAGTAGAACTGTTACCAGCAGCAGCAACTTGGTTGCTCAACAGGGTCAATTCCATGTCGCGCTTGACTTCGCTAGAGGCTTTAGCCAACTGGTAAGCCTTTTCAGACTTACGACCTGCCTTGTCCACAGCTTCCAAAGTACCAGCGATTTGCACGGTCTTCTGGAAAATCTGGGTACGGTTGCCAGCGCGGGTAGTAACACCCATAGTAGCTGAAGAAGCGTCAGCACCTTCAACAGCGGCGTTGCTCAAAGAGGCAGCAGCCAATGAGTCAACTTGCCATTCGTGGTACACAGCGGTTGCCTTAGTCTTGCCAATGGAAGACATGAAAGGCGTGTCTGTGGGGCTGATGTTATAGATGATGTCTGACAGGTCTTCACGCTGACCAATAGCGGTATATGTTTGATAGGTAGCCATTTTTGATACTCCAAAAAATTACAAGAATCGTTCAAAAGCAGTTGCCGCATCACGGACTTTGCCCGTTTGACGCAACTTCTGCATCACTTTTTTATCTTGTGATGACTTGGTAGGAGGGTTTGAGGAACCTGCCTTCATGGTCTTGGGTGCTGACTGCACTTTCTTTAGTGCTTCAGGCTTAGACTTCTGTAAAGCATCGTACTTCATCGCCTTATACAAACTCAACACGGCGCGGTGGTCATAAATCGCACTCAACTCTTGGTCGCGGAATCCAATGGACTTGGCATAAGACATAATCTCTTTCTTAATGCTATTTCCATTCTCTCCCGCTAACTCTGGGATAGCCTGCGTCATTAACTGAGCCTCTTGTTGCAGGTGCGTCTGTAATTGGGCATCACGCTCGGCTTGTTGCTTTTCGGCAAGGCGTTGCTGCTCTGCGTTAATTACTGCGCGGCGCTTCTCAAGTTCAGTTCGCTCGGCAACCTTCACGGCATAGCCGATTGGGTCTGTTTCCTTTAGAGTTGCTAGGTCAACCTCATTGCCCATTTGCTGACCAAGGAACTGGTCAATTGCTTGTAGGCGTTGGGCATAGACCTCACGCTCTCGTTGCACTTCTGCCACTTTAGCGCGTTCGGCTTCAATTTCCTTGCGCTGCTCTGCTAGTGCTTGTGACTTCTGAGTGTAATCCTTGCTACGCTGGTAGCCGCTAATGAGTTCATCGAGGTCAACCTCTACCTCCTCGCCAGCCGCTTTCACCTTGAACTTTTTAGGTTCAGGTTCAGCATCATCAGCTTCTTCCACATCATCATCAGATTCTTCGGTGTATTCCACCTCTGAGTCTTCATCAGATGCTTCGACAACATCGTCATTCTCGTCCACAGGTTCTTCAGCAGGTTGGCGCTCATCGGCTCCGCTGTCGTCACCCATTAGCCCAAGAAAGGCAGATGCCGCAGAATTTACATTTAATGGTTCACTCCCGCTAGGGTTGGTGTCGTCCATAAGTCAGTCCAGTTTTCAACAGAATCCGTCTGTTAGCGGTTGCAACCCAAATGGTCACAAAATCTTCCACTTCTTTTCTTTAATCTTTGAGTCAGCCGCTAGGCTTTCAATGTGACCCATGATTAAGTCCAGAGTCTTGATAACGGTGTAAGCACGTTCCCTTGCCTCTACATCGTCATCATTAGTGCTAATTATGTCACTAATCTTTGCGTTTTTCAAATCATTGATGACTTCTGTAAAAAACCCATCTTCCAGTAATAACTGGGCGCGTTCACTTTTGGTCATCAATACCCTTTAATCTTTCCAACAATGTAGCACAGAGGCTCTAATACAAAGCGATATGCACGACCCAATGTGTCCCGCTTAGAGCCACGCATCTCAGCCCTCAAGTCTGCTGTACGGTGGCGTGCGATATGCTCCAAAGCAATGCGAACTGGTTTATTGTTGCGCTTATATGCCAAGTCAACCAAAGGCAAGAAAATAGCGTGATAGCCAGCTTCATGGGCTTTAGTCATCTTGTCTGCGCTGTACTTCAACCAAATGGCATTTCGGTATGAGCCAAAACCATATGATTGGTTCATTGCGGTACAGACAATCTTGCTTGAGCCGCCACCGCCGCCGCCGCTGTCACTTGAGTCGGCTTCGTCTGGGTTATTCCCAGCAGGGGCTACGCTTGGCGCAGTATAGTCGCCCCATGTAACCACTGAGCCATCGCCACTTCGGACAAAGGAGCCATCACCGCTAGTCACAATACCGCCAGTTTGTGATGTTGGTGTACCCATGCCGCCGTTGTCTGATGTGCCAACAACAGGTGTTGATGGGGCTGTGTTTGTCCACCCCTCAAGCTCATTCATTGCCGCAATTGGGTCGCCGACAGGAGATGTTGGTTGACCAATAGCCGCCATAAACGCATCGTTACTTGCCGCAGGCGACCATGACTGGGTAGCACTAGGCGCAATTGTCGTTGGTACAACCCCAAAATCAAGCGATGCCGCATTGGTCGCTTGGTCCAAGGTCATGCCTTGAGAAACGTAATCGTTTATTGCCGCACCAACGGCTTGACCGATGACACCAACTTGGTCAGGTGTTAGTGTGGATTGATTGCCAGCATTTGCCAATAGACCTTGGCTAATCGCAGCGACAGGGTTTGTGGCTGGGTCTTGTGCCGCATCAAAATAGCCGTACATTGATTCTGGGCTACTGAACTGGCTAGACAACGCCCTTGCATTTTCAACGCCTTGCTCTTGTTGCCCAATGGCTCCAAGAAGTGTGGACTTCAAGGAACTAGCGCCCATATTAGGCTCGCCGCCATAAGCGCCAACACCAGTCTGCATGGCATTGGCTAACTGAGCGTTTTGATAGCCTTGTGCCGCGCCAATCGCCAAGCCAGCGCCGGGGATAAGTGAGCCAATTAAGTTTTGACCAATTCGGGGAATCTGCAATGCGTTCCAAGACGCATAAGGGTCATTGGGGTCGTATGTACCCAAATTTGATGTTGGGCTGTCACCGCCATACACAGAGCCTGTGGCAACCTGTTCAGCAACCTCAGTAGGTAGGTTGCTTGAATAAGCATTGATGTCAAACTCGCCGGGTGTAAACCAGCTAGGCGCTGTTACAGGCGTGCCACTTCCACCAGTGCCAAAAGTATCGTCAATAAATCGTCCAGCCCCATAGCTACCTCCAGAATGTGTGAATGTCTGAGGAGTATATTGCGACTGGATTGCCGCCAATATAGGGTCTAACCCTAATGCTTGCGGATTCGGACCTTGCACCACATCAGCACCCACCATTGGGTTGGTCGTGCCGCCTGTGACTGTTACAGGAAAATATGATGCAAAGTTATCTGCCATAGTTTTAGCCCGGAATCTCAACGTTGCTAGTAATGCCAGCGGCGACCTTTGAAGCCTTAATCTGCGCCTCAACCTCAAACTCCTGCTGTTTCATCTGGAGTTCAGCCACTAGCTTCTGACGGTCAAAGTCCATCTGTGCGGCAAACTTCTCACGCTGGAGTTGCAAATCAGCCGCAGCCTTCTCGCGTGCCAGTTGGATGTCAGCTTGAGCCTTGGCTTGTTGAGTCTGCAAATCAGCTTGTGCTTTAGCTTGTGAGGCTTGAATGTCAGCCTGCATCTTAGACATAGCCATTTGCATAGCTGGGTCAGCTTGTTGCTCTTGTGGAGGTGGGTTCTGCAACTGCTGGTCAACCTCTGGAGGAATTGCCTTATAGAACTCAGCAGAGTCCTTAAAGCCAGCCGCCTCAACCATGCGACCCAATGTGTTGCGATACTGTGCCGGGCTGACATATGGGTTAGCCATGCCAAATGCGCCCAACAACTGCTCTTGCTTCTGCACAATCATGCCAAGCATAGCCATCTGCTCTTGGCGGTTGCCAGCGCCCAAACCTACGTTCACAGATACATCGTATTGAGTTGACCATGTGCGTGGGTCAATCGAGATGTATTCGTTGCGTAAGCGAATGATGCGGTCTTTGTTCTGGTACTTTGTGACCAAGTGCATAATGCCCTTGAACAGGTCTTTAACGCCTGTCTCAGCAAAGATACGCGCTACCATCTCAATCTTGCCAGCCCCAGCTTGTTGCATAGAAGCAACTGCCGCTGCCGTAACGTTTTGCAGGATTGATGGGTCTAAGCCCTGAGAAGCATCAGAAACGCCTGTTCGCTTGCTTGCGGTCTGGTCTAAGTATTCCAGCATTGGGAATGACTGAGCCGCAATAGACTGCACGTTCAACTGTTGCACAGCGCCCTGAGACTTGGCTCGGATAACGCCACCAGCAGTGCTAGTCAGCAAGTCATCTAAGTTAACCTGACCCTCAACAGCCACCACTCGGGCGTTGTTGGTCAAATACAGGTTGTCCAGCATCTGACGCAGGATTGTAGTCTTGATTAGCTGAATGTCGTTTGTACGGTCAGCGAATGATTGACCAAAGAACTTGTGCGGGATTGGAATCGGGCAGATTGAGTAGAACGGCACATAATCCGTTTCTTCCTCGCTCAGAATCTCGTTACCAGCGTAGAACACTTGGCGCAACTCAGCGATGCCGTCACCGTCCATGTCAGCGCGGATATAGCACTCATAGACCTCGATGTCCTGCATTGCAGGGTCAAGGCTTTGTGTGTCCTCTGGCTGCTCACTTTGCTGATAGCGGATAACGCGCTCTGGGTTGTAGGTCAAGGTGTCACCCAAGGGCAAGCCCTCAACTACATCCCTATCGAAGCCCATAGCAATCAAGTCACCACGGCTAATAATGCGGCGGTGGGCAACGAATGGCGCGTCAGCCATCTTGCGCGCCTTCTTGCTGATAATGAACTCCTCTGGTGGTACGTTCTCAATCTGAACGCGACCAGACTTCATCTTCTTCTTGACCGTGATGTTGTGGATGCCGTACACCGCAGGCATACCATCCTGCCCCATAGCAGGCATACCCATCTGGTCTAAAACTGGAAACTCTTGGCTATCCTGCTCGACAACTTCAATCTCCTTGTCGCTCATCAGCATTGCCAACTCGTCATCGGTCAAGCCCTCATAGGACTCTTTGGTGACATCTTCCTTGTCTTCCCAATACGCCTTAACGATACCGTTCTTCTGCAACAGCGCGTCTTTAAACCAATCGTGGAAAATCATCACACCATCGTTGTCTTTCAACAAGATGTAATTGCAATAATCTGTGGCTTGCTTGGCGCTAGGCTCATCGCCGGGAGATACGGGGTCAAACTGGGCAACTTCATCGGATGCGGTAAAGATACGCACCAATGCTGGCAATGCGCCATCAATAGCTTCGGCTACTTCGCCAGTGACGATTGAGGATTTGCCCTCTACCTCGTTACCGTAAGGTTGACGCAAGTAAGACTGCAAAGCATATTTGCGGTCTGCTACGGTTTCGGTTTCAATGAAACCAATGGCGTCATCAATCTCAGCTTCGAGAATCGCCTTTAGTTGATTCGTGTCCATCTTGTTCCTTTGGCGGTCTGCCCCGCTTTGGCTTGTTGTCCAATTGTAAGGCATTTAACATATTTTCCACAACCTGTAAACGCCTTTCCATTTCCTTTAGTCTGGCTTCAGTATTTCCCTGCGGCATTAAGTACATTACACGACCCACTTTGCTGGTTTGTTGATAGATTCACCCCACGTTGACGCTGTTTCATCTAAGCCAATAGCGAGATACCGAAAGGCATCAGAGCCGTGGCTTGACCAGTCATGTAAGGGGCGCTCAAAGAAAATCTTACGCTTCTCGTCGTATGCTCTACGGTAGTTTCGTAGGCAATTAAGTCCAATTTGCACTTGTGGCACATTGAACCAGCATCTTGGCAACAATCGTCGCACGGCTTGGATTCCGTCATCAACTGACATACGCGGTGCAACCTTAATCTCAAGTCCTGCATCTTGTAATACCTCCAAACGGCTTTTGCCAGTTCCAAGCTCCCTGACTTGTACGTCATGCGGGAGTATATGCTCTGCCTTGTGGTAATCGTTATCTCGTAGCCATTTAACGTAATTATCCAAGCCTACTCCGTGGTTTTCGTAGTAGTCGATGAGTCTGATTTCCGAGCCAGCAATCTGAGCCACCCAAATGGAAGTCGAATCACCCATACCCAAGTCCCAAGCCGTAATAGTCCGACATATATCATCCCTCGGGATTGACTGAATATGATTGTCGTCTTCCAGCTTATTGATGATTTGCCCATAGTAGCTACCCTCCACGGCGGCATCAAAGGAACACTCAAACTCTTGGCGGTACTTGTCTTCCCCCATCTCAGCCTTGGCTGCGGCAAGCTCCTTGGCGTCAACCACCCCAGTCTCTGAGGCTTTGAACTCTAGCAAGCCCCAGTCTTTATCAACAAGCGCCCTGTCTCGTAGCTCCTTGAAGTGGTTGTGACCTTTGGGTGTGCCAATGAATAAGCACCAACCCTTGCGGTCTGCTAATGCCGGGCGAATAATGTCTGTCCAGATAACTGGGTTCTGGTCGCCAATCTCGTCCAAGATGACGCCATCAAAGTATTGACCACGCAATGAATCAGGGTTGTCAGAGCCGTACAACTGGATGCGTCTGCCCCAGAAGTCAACCCTCAACTCAGATATGTTGGCAGTCCCACCCAGAGGCTCAACGTACTTTACAAGGTAGTCCCATGCCACCCGCTTGGCTTGTCCGTATGTCGGCGCAATGTAGGCGTAGCGTGGTGCTTCCTTTTCATTGAGGACAGAACTCATTATCAAATGGTTGATAGCTGAGACTGTCTTACCCATCCTGCGATGAGCCACAACGACAGAGAACCGCTTTGAATCTACAAGGTCGTGAATCTGCTGTTGTTGTGTTCTTGGAGCGTACTTGATTTCGATTACTTCAGCCATGTAATCTTCATCTCCACTGGACCGCTGTTCTCTCCAGTATGCTCAGTTCGTGCTAGTTTGGGTGTGGCGAACTCTGCCAGCTTGGACAGAATATCTAATGCGCCCTTGGGGTCTGGCTTGAGTTGGTCGCCGTCACCGTTGGCAACTGTTTGTAGCCACTTAGAGACGTTTTCTGCGTTACCCTCTAGTAGGTCATTAACCGTGTCTCTAAACGCCTTGGTAGCCTTATTAACGGCTCCCTTTGGTCTTCCTCGACCCCGATTTGTAAGGTTTGCGGAATTTCCGCTTTCTATTTTATTCATATTCACTCCCTATTGGGTTGGTGAGGTTGATAGGATTAGTCTATTACCACTTGGTCTTGTTTGCCCAGTAAGCGGCGCTCATTTTACCCTTAGATA